ATGTATTAGGACAGCTAGAAGCTTTAGAAAAGGGTTTGAGAGAAAATACTTTATCTTTAGACGCTAAGAAAACTAAAAAATTAAAATGAAGTTCGACTTTGTTTATTTAGGTCAGACGGTCTTAAAATACCAGGTCCCCCTGGAAATATTTACAGGTCTTAATGAAATCTACGAAAGACAAAAAAGAAACTTACCGAAAGCTAACAAACAGTTAGTAGGTAAAATAAAAGATGAAGTATCTTTATATTATACTGGTCCTAATAACGATAAAATGCATCAGCATTGTTTCTTACCAAATGACATATTAAAATGGTTTCATAGTATCTTTGACCATTACACAGATTGGAACAGAATAGGTCAAACACAAAAATCAATTAATTCTATTTGGGTTAATGAAATGAAAGCACATGAATATAATCCTGTGCACATACATCAAGGTAGACTTTACACTGGTTTGTCTTCTGTAATGATTTTAAAATTACCAAAGGACACAGGCGTAGAATATTCTGCTGAAGAAAAACCTATGAATGGTAGACTACAAATTATTGGTTCAGCTAATGGTCAGTTTTCTAAAACAGATTATTCACCTAACATGAAGATAGGAGACTTCTATGTTTTTCCTTATGACATGAGACACTGTGTATATCCATTTAACGGAACTAAAGAAACAAGAAGAACATTAGTTTGTAATGTCGATGTTGATTACAATCCAATATCTTCAAGAACTGGATCGGGGCAAATGGAATGATACCTAGAATGCCTAGATGGCAATCTTATGTTGCCACAACCACGCAACCTATCTTTACACCAGAGCAATGTAAGATGATTATTGATGCTGGTCATCAGTGTGCACCTGAACAAGCTAAAGTAGGTGGGGGTGAAGAGGGTAAATATGATACTAAGAAAAGAGTGACAACAATATCTTGGATACCTTTTGATAAATTACCACAGATGTATAAAGTTATTGAGAATCAATTATCTATTGTAAATTTAAATCATTTTTATTTTGATGGTGTAAGACTAACAGAACCTGCACAGTTTACAGTCTATCCTAAAAAAGGTTTTTATGATTGGCACATGGATCTTAATGCATTTGGTCAAGAAGGCCAGAATCCAATTAGAAAAATATCTATGACGTGTTTATTATCAGATCCATCTGAATTTACAGGTGGAGATCTTTTATTTTCAGAGATGGGAGATAACAAACCGCTGCCCTTGAAACAAGGACAAGCTATATTCTTTGCATCATTTTTAAGACACAAAGTTGCACCCGTTAAAAAAGGTGTAAGAAAATCTTTAGTGATGTGGTTTGGAGGACCACCATTTAAATGAGTCAACTCCAAAGAAAGATACTATTTCCAACTGCTGTTTATTTTAAAGATATACCCAACGCTAAAGAACTTAATAAATATCTATTCAAAGAAATAAAGAAGTGGCGTAAAGCAGATCCCGAAGGAGAGAAGAAAACTAACTCTGGTTTTGGTTGGCATAGTAAAACAGATATGGATAAGAGAAAAGAATACAAACCTCTTATCGATGAACTATTTAAAATGGCTTATGAGTGTAACAAAGATTTTGGTATTACAGGTAAACTAGGACTTGGTAATATGTGGGCCAATATTAATCCAACATATAGCTATAATAAAACACATACACATCCTAACTCTATGTGGTCAGGTGTATATTATATCAAAGTGCCAAAGAACTCAGGTAAACTATTTTTAGAAGATCCTAGACCAGGACCAAATACACATATGCCTAGAAGGGTAGATAATCTACCCGAACAACTGTGGAGAGTATGTGCTTATGAACCTATGGAAGGACGTATGATATTTTTTCCATCTTGGCTACCTCACGGTGTTGATATAAATATGAATACAGATAAAGGTGAAAAGAACTGGAGAATATCTGTATCTTATAATTTTATACAAATATGAGTTTTAAGAAAAATAAATATCAGGTTATCCGTAGTGCTATATCAAAAGAAGTAGCAGACATAGCTTATAGATATTTACAGATATCAGCAGAGGCAGATCACTGGATGTTACAGAATGGTGTAACACACGCTGGTAACAAACTTGTTGGTAATTTTAACGACCGACAAGTCCCAAACTCTTATGCTAAATATAGTGATAGGTTGATGGAAACATTATTGGTTAAAACCATAGCGGTAATGCAGAAAAAGACAGGACTTAAATTAGTACCCACATACTCATACACAAGACTTTACAGAAAAGGTAATATCTTACAAAGACACAAAGATAGACCTAGCTGCGAAATATC